GGATAAATATAAAGTGGGTCAGGAAGTTGTTGTGGATCTCAACCTGAAAGGGAAGAAATGGGAGAAGGGCACGGAAAGTGGTTACTTTAATTCTCTGCAAGCATGGAGGATTCAACCTGCGAGTCAAGCAGATAAAGAACCCTGGTAATTTTATGATACCCACATTGGTTTCGACTGGTGTGGGTTTTTTAATTTAATGGAGAGAGAGAAATGGAAATATTAACACCACCAAAGGATCATCAGTATGAAGGAAAGTTGGTCCCAGACATGGACTTCCAGAAGTACTTGGATATTCCAGGTTACATGCACTGCTCAGAATTGAAGCTGATGCAGGAGTCCATGAATCACTGGTTAACTAAAAGGGAGTACCCTGAGACAAAAGCACTCCTGCTGGGGTCTCTTGGTCACACAATGGTTCTGGAGATGGATAAGCTAACCGAAAGGTATCTTGTGATGCCAAAAGTTGATGCCCGGACCAAGTCAGGAAAAGAACAGAAAATGCTGGCTCAGAAACAGGCAAATTCAGAAGGTAAAACTCTAATTTCACAGGAAGATTTTACACATGCACTTGGATGGAGAGAGAACATATTAAAAGACCCTGTTACTTCTAATGTTTTTCAGAAAGCAAAAGGAGAAAATGAGGTGTCAGGTTTTTTTAAGCATCCCGAATTTGATAACATAAAAGGCGCATTTAGAGTCGATAAATTGCTGCAGGAACAGAAGATTGCAATTGACCTGAAAATAATGTTATCAGGAAATCCCTATGCATTCATGGGAGCAATTAAAAAGTTCAGTTATCATATGCAGGCCGCATGGTATTTGGATGGTTTAAAGGCCATTACGGGTGATGACTACGATTTTCTTTTCGTTGTGTGTGAGAAGTCTAATCCACATAATGTACAGACATATAGACTGTCTGAAAAAGACCTGGAGAAAGGGCGAGACGATATCCGGGCTGCTGTAAATAAATATCAGGAATATCAGGGTGCTAATGAGGCACAACAGAATCGGTTATCAGGATACTACGATGGTATCCAGACACTTGAAGTATTCAAATAAAAAGGAGAGAAATGGAGAATAATTTTCAAATAATTGGAACAGGTAAAGATGTTTTTGAGGCGTGGTTCCAGGCGAAATCTATCCTTAAAAGTACAATTTTAGCAGGTGGTAGAAATCCATATTTTAAGTCGGATTATATACAGTTAGATGCACTTGTTAAAAAGATAGATCCGGTTTGTCAAAAGTGCGGTTTAGGTATAATGATGTTTCCAACTGGAACAGGATTAATAACAATCCTTTTTCATACGGAATCAGGCCAGTATATCCAGTCTTATTATGAGCTGATTCTGGATAGCCAAAATCCCCAGGGTGTGGGGTCTGCATTGACATATGCAAAAAGACAGACACTGCAGGCAATGTTCGGATTGTCAGCAGGTCCTGAAGAGGACGATGACGGAAATGAGGCATCCCTAGTGGAGCAGAAGTTTGAAGATGCGAATCCTGAAGGTAAAATAACATCTGATTCTGCATTCCAAATATCTAAAGTTGCACTGCAGGAAATTTACTCTCTGGAGGATCTTGAGAGGTGGAAGAAAGTGCAGCCAAAAACTGTTCAAGCTAATGCATACGTGCGGGAGTTGGTAAACGCCAAAACTGCAGAGTTGAAATTAGCAGTTTGACTGGACCCTATATATATATATACTATAGGGATAAAACTTAACGTAAATATATTTAGTTAATTAATAGTAAAACAGGAGAGACAAAATGGCGGCAAAAAACACACGCAAACCCAGTCTGGAGCTTCCTTCAGCAGAAGAAATAATATCAAAAACAGTGGTCACACAAGAATTGGCACTTTTGGCATGTTTCCAAGAGACGTGGGCCGAGTGGGTATCTTATAAGCAGGAAGAGGCAATGGATGATCGTTCAGGGGCAATGAAACCCTGGAGGACATTACAGGCGGCTCAGAGAGAGATGAGTCACATCAGGAATCAACTTGAGGTTGGAAGGGATGTCGTTCATGTTATTGCTGAGAGTATGCGGAATCAGTGGATTGGTATCCGGTTTGACCTGATCCCGGATAGACGGTCACCTGTCATGCCCAAAGCAAGAGACCAAGTTTCGGGCTTAGATTTAGAATGGGCAAAACTCAATCAACCTAATCAATTGAATTAGTGGCAGTAATTGAAATTCCACTTTCATTGAAAAGATTCCTTCAGGAGAAGCTGTTGGAGCAGGAGAAGAAGACAGGAATTCATGTCTCAGTTTCTGATTTTACATCCCTGGCAATCAGGGAAAAAATGGAGAAGCAGTTCACGACACAAAACTGAAGATATCATAAAACAGGAGATATCATAAAACAGGAGAAGGAGACTCATGGATGAGGTTAAATATTCAGTGCTGCTAAAAGCATTGAAGGCATGTGAGAAAAACTATCATTCTCACGTAAGGGAATTCGGAAAGCTCGACAAGACAGATATTGCATTCTGGTCAGAACAACTCTCAGACCTATCTCCAGAAAGACTGGAAAGAGCATTTTCGGAACACATCAAAACATCTGCATTCTTTCCAACTGTCAGGGATATCCGGGAAGGCACTCCAGAGAATCCAAGACGGAAATCATGTGAGGACCATAAATACCTCACTCAGTTGGAGGATTCCAGGCTGCTGAAAGGCCCAGAAAGATCTAAAATGGGGATGCCGGACAGGATGAAAGAAATTTTTCATAAACTCCAGAGAGAGGTGGCAAGTGCTCACCATTGAACTGCCCTTCCCAGTTAGTGCGAATTCTTACTGGCAAATTGCTGGCAGAAGATTAATCAAGACAAAAAGGGCAAGAGCTTACATTGCAGAAGTGGTGCTGTATTGGCTGAATGCTAAACGGCTGGGTGCAAAAGCATTTGGAAAAGATGAAACGCTTGCACTGGCAATTGCAGTCCACTATCCAGTCAAAAGTGGGCCAGATGGTGATATTGATAATTTGGGCAAAGTTCTCATAGATGCGATGGAGACTGCGGGGATTTACCAAAATGACAGACAGATCAGGTTTGTCCAGATATCCAGGGAAGAGGCAAAAGATAAGACAATTGGAAGTGTCAGGGTCAGCATCAAATCATGTCCTCATGAAATGCAACTCAATGACCGGAACTTCAGGGTAGAAGAGATACACAATGAAGGAGAGAAATGATTATTTATGGAGATTGCAGGGAAAAGCTAAAGGAACTGGGGCCGGAGTCTGTACAGATGTGTGTTACATCACCACCATACTGGGGTCTCAGAGACTATGGACACAGTGATCAACTTGGACTTGAAGAAACACCGGAAGAATATACTGCCAATATGGTTGAGGTATTCCGGCAGGTGAAACGAGTCCTGAGGGATGATGGGACTCTATGGCTGAATCTCGGAGATAGTTACTCAAGTGGTGGCAGGACCACAACTACAAATCAGACTCTCAGAGGTGATACCGATTATGGTGTGACCAGACCAAAGCCAGCCAATGGAATAAAACCTAAAGACCTTGTGGGCATCCCGTGGAGGGTTGCATTTGCACTGCAAGCAGATGGATGGTATCTGAGACAGGATATAATCTGGCACAAACCAAATCCGATGCCTGAGAGTGTCACAGACAGGTGTACCAAATCACATGAATATATATTCCTGATGAGTAAGTCGGAGAAGTATTTCTATGATGCTGATGCGATCAGTGAACCAATACAAGATTCAACTGTTGAACGATATAAAACAGGTTGGGATGGTGATAGAAAAAGAGGATGGCCAGGTGGGGCACAAAATAATTTTCATAAATATATTGGGTCTGAAAAAGCACAATCTGTAACACATCGCAACAAACGCTCAGTCTGGACTATCACAACCAAATCTTATTCCGAAGCCCACTTTGCGGTGTTTCCACAAGAACTGATTGAGCCGTGCATTTTGGCCGGAAGCAAGACAGGTGATGTTGTGCTTGACCCCTTTTTTGGAAGCGGAACAACTGGTGAGGTGGCTGAGAGGTTTGGAAGGAATTATGTTGGAATTGAACTCAATGAGGACTACAAATCTCTGCAACACAAACGATGTGCCCAGATGGGGTTGGGATTATGAGGATACACAATGACTGAAACCTGGGAACTGATGCTGACAGTTGTGGGTATATACTTAATGGGGGTATTGACTGGAGTGGTGTCATTTGGGGTGTATACTTACCTTTGCCTTAAACATGGAGATCAGATAATAATGAAAAGGTCAGAATGAGCGGTGCACCTGTTAGAAGAGCTAGACGCGCAAGAGAAGAACGGATGTGGGCAGATAGTGAGTTTTGGGATAAGATATTCGATGGGTATGCAGAGTTCGGGAGCCTACCCAAAATGGCAAAAGAGATACAGGTGACGTACAAGAAACTGTATCACAAAATTACCACCACTCCAGCGTTGAATGAACGATATAAAGAGGCTAGACAGGCGTACGCAGAGATGACAGTTGATGAAATAAAGGCAATCAACAATAAACTGGAAATCGGACAAATTGACCCTGCATCAGCGAAGACGCTTATCAATTCAAAACAGTGGATTGCTAGTAAATATAGCCCAGTTAGTTATGGTGAACGCCAGACGATTGATATGCTAATCACAGATTCAACACAATTACATTTGGATGCACTCAGGGCCCAGATGACAGTGAAAGATATTACTCCAAAACCTAAAGAGATAGAGTGATTAGGCTGCAGATGACACTTCAACAGTTAGATACGCTAGATGATGTTTTGGACGTGATTCCAGATCTGCCTGGAGAATACACCAGAGGCCTGAATATGGATTCAGTTAAAAGCCTCCAACAGATGATCTATTATAAACAGATGGACCGGAAGGTTAACTATGAAGAATTATCGACATCCATTTAAGGAATATGTACCAACTAA